GGTGGACAGAATGCATGCGGAATTTGAGAGGTGAAGGCTTCGTTAACGCGATTGACTTAGATGAGTTCGATTATTCAGTGCCAAGTGTATCAACAGGTGGAAATGAGGCGTCCAATTTTTGGCCCGAATTTTGGCCTGAGGATACAACTTATGCTCTGGATGGTTTGATTACTCCAGGTATCTATGAGAGTGTTGATTTTGAACAGCACAACGGAGAGAAAGAGGTTAAAGTGCCCCCGAAGAATTATGAAGATTACCTTAGCAACAAATGCAAGTATGGCATCACACCTATTGCATTGCGGAAGGTTCCCAGCGACATTTTCAGTAAAATGAATCACATTTGTGAGGAGAAGATTGAAAGTGAGCGATCTGAAAAATCAGGGATAGTGCGATCAAGCTATGGTTTGTGCAAAACCGAACGTGAGAGAAGATTCACGAAAATCTACGACGCCTCAAACAGAGCTGCCGCAGAAGGAGAAAAGTTTTTGAGTTACCCGGACGAATCTGAAAAAGATATAAAGGCAAGTTGGGAAACACATAGATCGACATATTGGTCGCAATCCTATAGCTCTATTTTGGGTATTTGGACGTGCACCTCCATGGCTTGGTATTATTGTGTTAATAGACCCATGTGTGCGTTGTATTCGAAGTTTGCGAATAACATTTCTTCATTTGTTTTGGGATTTGTTTGCAATGCGGTTTCAGGTTCGGCAGTTAAAGCGGTTAAAGATCGTTTGTCGTATTTTAAGGCTTGTCTTAGGATGACACTTCGAGATTTGTTGGATGAATTTGAAGAAATGACTTCAGATTTTAGGTTGCGGTTGATTGAATTGAAAGCTATGGTTCATATCATTGTTTGTGCATTCTATAATGATGCCACCAGTGCGTTGAATCATGCTAGTTATTTGATGTTAACCCGACCAATTGGCGTAGACAACGTTGCTCTTAATGCTGCTATATGCGGGTGGATTGCATACTCGAATTTTACGAGTTCAACCATACGCATTAAAGGCAAAGAATACAACGTATCTGCGAACGAGGCACAGAGACTTTTCGAGTTGAGTGACATGGGTGCAGAGATCAACGAGAATGAGATCACCGAGCAACTGGAAGTGCATTCTGGCACGTTGGAAGCGTTTACGAACACGTTTGGTTCTTGGTTGGCCCAATGGAAAATTGGTGGATTGACTACAAGAGACATTGAGACGGCCAACAAGCAATTTGCGTTTGTCAAGAACGTGCAAAATGATTTGACTGGTAAAGCTCAGTTTGTTGTTGTTCTTTTGCGTTTGGTCTTGAGAACCGTGTATGGGTATGATCCGTGCGATGCGATGTTTCAAAATTATTCGAGTGATGTTGTGGATCTCATGGTTCGCATTCGTGAAATTCACGATCAACGGCAACAACTCATCGCTAATAAGCAGCTGATGTTGCAAGCGATGCAAGCTTTTGAAGAAGCAGAGAAATTGAATGGACATGCAAGAATGGCGTCTTTGCCAGGCTTTCTTCAGCGCGCTTGGTCTGAAAAATTTAGACAGATTAGTGTGCTTAACGGCATGGCGATGCAATTGCTACGCGGAGCTCAACAAAGAGCAGAACCTGTTTGTGTTTTGTTTTTAGGAGCGCCCGGATCAGGAAAGAGCCCAGGAGTTGAAATTGTCAAGCGTACTATTGGCGTCATTGAGAATGATCCATACAGTCCTGAACAAGTTTACTTGCTTAATAGCAGCAAATTTTGGGAAGGATATGGCAATCAGAAATATGTTGTTGGCGATGACATTTTCAAGCTTGCAGATTCAGATCAGCTTAAAATGGAAAGTGGTCGAATCATCGATATGATTAACACTTCTCCGTATAACTTAGATATGGCATTTGAAGGTAAAGGCACGACGTTTTTTGATTCGAAATACGTTTTCTTAACGTCGAATTATGCGAAGGAGGTTGAGTATGACAAAGTTGAATGGCGAGTGGGACTTAAAGATCCTAACGCTCTCAAGAAAAGATTTCACTTCGTTTTAGAGCGTAGTGAAAAGTCACATGATGATGCCACTCAAAATCTTTACAACGTAGCGAAATGTGACACTTTTCCGAGGTTGGTTGGTAGGAAGTTGAATCCCTATCAAATTGCTGATGTTGCAAAAAGAATGCGAGACGAACGCGAGCAGCGTTTGCAAAGACAAACCATGTCGGATGCAGAAATTGCGGATGCCCTTGATGCCGCTGGAATCACAAATGATTTCCAGCAGCACAATGGCGAGTTTGAAAATCGTAAACCTGTAGATGCAACCGAATGGGCTCTCAAGTTGATTCCCTTGCAATTGTACGAGTGGAGCGAGTCTGAGCACGCTAAGTGGTTTTGGGCCGGTTTTGCGGCTCTCTTGTTGATTGTTACAGTTCCCACGCTGTTATCCTATTTTGGACCGGATTTTGATGTGCATTCTGCTGAAGATAAAAAGCAGTCTCAACACTATCCGACTCACAATTATAACGCACGCAAAGTGCGTTCTTCTTTTATGCATCCTAGTGATAACTTCGGTTATTCTACGGTACCAGTGCCAGGTTTCGATGTGCATTCTGGTGTTGATTTCATTTCGTCTCTTAGAAACACAATATTCAAAAGTGTTGGGCGCATTGAAATGGCATCAGAACAAGATCCCGAAGGTACGTATGGTGTAGCATTTCACATCAAGGATGGTTACATGGTGACACCTGCACATGTCGTTATGCCGTACAATATTAAAGGTGTTAAAGCAAAAATGCGCATCACTTTCCCTAGTGGCGCATATGATTTTGATATGCCCAATGTGTGCAAACTTGACGGCGAAGATTGTGCTTTGTTCAAATTGCCCACAAGTGTGCCTTTGCCTCCATCAGCATATAAATATCTGATTGAAGCAAAGAGTATGCCGGAGATAGGTCCCACGCAAACCATATATCAAGTTGGTTTAGTCGGCAAAGACCAACCGGAGATTCGCACACTAACTCGTATACCTTGGACGGGCAGAGTTACGTATCAGGTTGCAGGAGAAATGATACTTATGGTTGAACCTACTGCATATGTTGGCAGTTGCAGCAAAGGTCATTCTGGATGCCCATCAATCATTGATACACCGCACGGTCCAAAGATCGTCGGAATGCACGTCGGAGCTTGTGGCAAAGTTACAAGATTGGGAGTTTCAACTTTGCTATGCAAGGAGTGGATGGATGAAGTTTTGCCTCAGTGCATGGAAGTCCATGCTTCTTCTCGTATCAAGCTGGAAGTACAAGAAACAGTGCCAGCTGAAAGAATGCATCGGTTGCCGTTTAAAACGAGAATTAAACCATCACGCATACACGGTTGGCACGGTCCTCCCACAATGATACCGGCCAAATTTGACGAATTCGTTGTGGATGGAGTCAAAATTGATCCTCTAGTAGTTGCGATGAGCAAATTGCGTCAACATGAGGAACCCTTGATCGGATACGAGGATAATCGTGCTATTGAATATCTTCGATGCAGGTACCCGCCGAAATCTGATGCTCGAGTATTCACGTATGAAGAAGCCTTGAATGGTATTCCTGGCAGATCTATACCTTCTATTGTTGGTAGCACTTCACCTGGATATCCATACTCACTTCTGGCCAAAAAGGGGAAAAATCCGTACATCGTGCAAGTTGATAATAAGTATGTTTATCAGGCCGAATTTTTGGCCCAAGTGCAAGAGTGTGAAGATCATCTTAGACGAGGCGAGCAGATTGAAGTAATTTGGTCTGATACTTTGAAAGATGAAACTCGACCGATTGAGAAGGTTTTTAAAGGGAAAACGCGACTTTTCACGAGTTGCCCCTTACACTTCTTGATATTGGTTCGCCGGTACACCCTTGATTTCGTGACAGAAGTGCAAAAATTGGCGGCAACTCACCCAATTGCAGTGGGGTTAAACGTTCACTCTTTGCAGTGGACCGTTCTTAGACAGCGCATATCGAGATTTGGCAAATCTATCATTTCTGGTGATTTTGCTAATTACGATGCATCTATACCCACAGAAGTTGGGAAAACCGTTTTGAAATTCATCAATTTGTGGTACAACAATGCGGAAGATGGTGCGGTGCGCGCGCTTTTGTTTGAGCATTTTTGGGACGGGACGCGGATATGTTTGGATGGCGTGTACAAAACCAAAGGGGGCAATCCTTCGGGGAACCCCATAACGTCCATTTTCAATTCGTTGGCCAATGTAGTCATTTGCTATATTGTTTTGACCCAGGATGTTGGCTTGATGGAGTCGGATTTTGATTTGTCAGTTTATGGCGATGACAATATCATAGGCGTCAACTTGGATGGTCTTAGATGTTCTGATCTCACTCCTCACTTTCTTCGCAGATTCAACATGACATACACTCACTTTTCTAAGAGTGATGTTGATCCTGTTGACACCATGGATACGATTAGATTCCTTGGACGTAGATTTGCTTGGAATGATGGAAAATATCAGGCGCCTCTCGAATTGGCAACGATAGTGGAGTCCACATATTGGGTTCGTGGTGCAGATTCTGATCACAGGGCATTTTGCAGTACAGTTATGTCATATTACTTGGAAATGTCTCATTTTCCACTTGAGGTTTATCGACGCGCAACAGATCGCATTTTGGAAGTAATTTCAACTTCTGCGGTTTCGTCGCAGTATGATTACTTGGCTAGAGTTCGGAAAACTTGGTACGAGTTTCAAGATATCAAGTATGATGACGCCAAGAGGAAAGTCATTGACTTTTATTCACGTGGCAATTCGATCACGTGGCTGGATCAGGTGATCATGGAATCCCATTGCGGAGAATTTGAGAAACACTCAGGTACCATGGAGAAAGTGGATGTGTCTCGAAATGAGGAATTTACGGAAAGAGCAACCAATGCTGTTGCGACCACGCAGGAAGTGCAATTGGGAACATACCAGGACGCAGCGCCAGTGAGCGCAGGAGCGATGGATAAGGTTACGCTTCTCGGGCCTCAGAGCACATGCAATATGGAAGTGTTCACGCTTGACGATGTAATTCAGCGCGAATTTCCTGTTTCCACTTTTACGTGGGACCAAACAGCAGCCTCTGGAACTACACTGTCTACTATACAATTTCCAAGTGTTTTATTTTCGCAGCCGTTCATACAAGAGAAAATTAAGGATTTTCGATTGTTTCGCGCGTCCATAAGAATTTCGGTTCGTATTGTGGCGAACAAGTTTCTTTATGGAAAGTTGTTGTGCTTTTATTGGCCCAACACCAGTGCCACGATACCCGCTACTGTTATTAGGTGCTCAGCAGTGCCCCACATTTTACTATCAGCTAGTTCAGGTGACACCATGACTTTTGATGTTCCGTTTGTCTCTTTTAGAAGAGCACTGGACCTGAATAGTTACTCGGATCAAGCAATGGGGACGTTTGGCTTCATAGTGGTGAATGCGCTCACGGACATCATGGGAGAGGCTAGTACGGCCAACGTGTATGTTACAGCGCAGTTTCGAGATGCTGAATTGTTCATGCCTCACGATTCTGCGGGGAATACTATCAGTAAGATGGTTTCTGCTCGTTACTTTGATGCGCACATGTTTGAGCCTCATAGTGGCAAAGTTCACAAAGGGAAGGCCGGTCTTGTTAAAGAAAAGTTTTCAGTGAAAGGAAAAGAAGCTCGCAACAAGATCGCAAAGAACACCACTTCTATGGTGGAAAACTCCACGGAAGTGCTTGATTCTGGCGTGGAGAGTTTGGCTTTTACTGCCTCCTACATTAGTGGAGCTGTTTCCACATTGACATCACTTGCGGCAATGATTGGTTTGTCCAAGCCGAAAACCACGGATGCCGTCACCATAAACAAAATCAATCCGTTTTGTGATATAAACACCGGCGCAGGAGTTGATTTTTCCAGCACGTTAGGCATGGATCCTGAAAACGCAATATCCACGTTACCCAATGTGGCTGGTTGCACGACAGATGAGATGGATTTCAAACAATTTTGCGGTACTCCCGTGCTTGTTCGAATTCAACAATTTAGTCAAGGGAACTCGACGCCACAGACTCTGGCTTTTCCGAACTTTCAGAAGGGCCAACCTGGCGATGATTTTTGTGGTTACGCGGAAATGTTGAGCAACATGTTTTTGTACGTGTCAGGCTCAAAGAAAGTGAAGATCTACATTACAGCTTCACTTTATCATTCGGCTCGATTTGTTCTGTATTTGACGGATTCATCAACATCAGCGGTTTGGCAAAATTGCTACCACATGATAGTAGATGTGCAGGGTGATACTGAAGTGGAATTTACGCTGCCTTATTGTAGCAGCAATATATCCAATGAGACATCTGGAGAGACGGAACAATTTGCTTTGGTTGCTTTTCCATTGTCGTGGTCACAACCCGACGACTCGTTGACGACGCCCATTTATTTTAACGTGTACACGGCGGCAGCCAACGACATTCAATTTGGAGGGTTGGTGGAGACGTGGTTTGAAATACAATCATGCCCTCGTGTTGATTTTGTTAGCGATTTTCAGCCTTTTCATTCGAGTGTGCTGTCGTACGATCCTGTTAATGTGATCTATGGAGAGAGATACACTACAATTAGAGAAATTGTGCACAAATACCAGGCTATGTATCCGATCTCGTTTAATGCTGGTATTCAAATCCCGGCCTATGCAGGAGGAGGAAATCAAGTGCTTGGTGTTTGGACGGGCTTGGAAATGGTTGGTCAAATGTTTCGATTTTGGCGCGGTTCTACGCGTTTTAAGTTGTTGACACCAAGCATTAATCCCATGTCGTTATATGTTACGAAGGGAAGCTCGATTTTGGTGGGTTCGGCCGTTTCGAGTGTGGTTAATCAAGCGCAGGAAATTGAAATACCATATTACGATAATCGCCTATATGCTGATACTTCCGAGTATTCGGACATTGTCATTAATGTTCGAACTGGCTTATCCACAAATTCGCCACTTGGATTCTACTTGTCAGCAGCTGGAGATGATTTTTCTTTTCATTTCCAGTCAATGCCTCGTAGTGATGGCGCTTTTACTAATGTTGCGCCCAATACCAACGTTGGTTTTGTGGGTATGGCGAACAGTCTTCAACCGTACCAAAGTGCATGAACCGGTATTTTAGTAGGTACACACTCTTAGCTCTTGAGTTTAAATAATGAGCAGATAACGATATACAATATGCACAAATAGTAGATACACACTCTTAGCTCTTGAGTTTAAATAATGAGCAAATAATAATACTCAATATACGAACGCAGTAGTTGGTAGGATTCTTTGGCCTTGGACGTCGGCTTGAAATTGCTCTCTTGGATACACAACCAAGTAAATAAAATGGCACACTTGCTGCTCATTGAACCAGCATAGATTGTAG